TAATGAATAAATAAAAGGACCAATTGCGACTTTCACTTCAGAAACAGGAGCAGTGATACATCTAGGACGACCAAACTTCACTGAACCTTTCTCCCAACCTGTAAACATCTTCTCATCAACTTTAACGTGAGATTTAAAATTCTTCTTACCATTCTTTGTAAGCAACTTCTCAATTGTCTAAACAACTTCTGTTTGTTGCTTTGTTTTAAGATGACCAAACCATTACTCAAAATCAATATGGTATTCAGCAGAGAAGAGCATCTATTGCATCTATGGATAGCGAACCTTCTTAAACCAATTAATGAAGAGCTAAAGCTCCTCATAAACAGGTTTAGGAGTGACCATAAGTTAGCGGCCAAAAGTGGCACAAGCCATGGTTCGCATACAAGAATGGAAAGCAATAGGATGAACTTGAATCTTTAACCCATGAAAAATAGGGGCTTTCTGAAGCAAAGGATAATCTTATCGAGGATTACAAGGCATATATTCTATCTCTTTCTCTTTCCTAGCTTATTCAACTGATTTAAGACAAAAGGAGAATTTTGCTCGTTAATCTACTTCCTCAAAGATTTTCCCAACATGCATTTTAGGAACACAAGAACGTGGCATAACAAGACCTATCTTAACCACAGAGTGTAATCTATAAACAATCAATCCAAAAACTACAAGAACAATAACATATTCATATCCATAATTAGTAGCAATGATATTGACATTCTGAGCAACAACAACAAGTCGCGAAACCCAAGAATCAATTAACTAAACCAATATTGATATTGCTAAAGAATAAATAGCTCGTTAAGGATGACGATTAGAAGATGGATATAACAACTCAAACAATCCATAAGATAAAAGCAATTCTTACATCAATGACGTAGGGTTCATGCTAAGCATCGTACCAGTATTAACATACATATCAGAAATATAGTAACTAGATGAAAGCAAACACAAACGCATAGCTCCTCCGACAGCACCAGCAATCAAGTAATTATCAAAAATTACACCTGGCGTCGGATCTGACGTGAGAGACAAAGTACCAAACACATACATAAAGAAATTAACCCACCTAAACATGCTATGATCAAACTAGGGATACATATGAGCATGCAACAAAAACCCACCACACAAAGCCAGAAACGCCATCAAATAGACAGACAAGTACCCAACAATATAGGCCTTCTTCCATCGCTTGACAACGTAACCAGCAAAATCCAATAGGTTAAGTTTTGAAGTGTAAGTCGCATTGATGAGGTGTTTTTACATACGGACATCATGATCACGCATCACCACTGCACCCATGTTATTACTCATCTTGGCAGCTAAAATAGCACCCATAATAGCAGCATGCTAATGTGTGCTAATCTCATCAATAGTTGGAGCGGTATTCATGGGGTATTTAACACCCAACATTTTAGCTACCATACCTCCAACGGTCACCTCAGTCAATTTATGAGCCATAAAAGCTTAAACATACGAAGCAACCAATTTCTCCGGAGCACTATAAGAAAAAGCAGTAGAAACAAAGTTCCCAGTTTGCAAAGAATCAGCGAAATAATACATGTCGTGGAATTTAACCACACAACCTTATTCACTCTCTAAACAAGCCACAAATTTAGCTTTTTCAGCCGAAAAATAATGGTCTTGAGTAGCATTTGCAAAAGCAGAAAAGTCTTTAAAACTCCTAATCACAGGTGGGGCCACCACTTCTACTGGAGGAGCAATCTTAGGCTAGATCAAATTATCAAAACTGATCTAAGAAGACTGATTAGCCATATCCATAGCCCAATTGTATTAAACAATTTTGCCAATGGGATATTAGACTTTTTGGAACCGAACCAAAACATAAGCGCCTAAACCATATTTCAAACGTCGCAATTCTTCAACATAAACATATGATTTAGCATGAGGGGTGTCAACATAAACACTATAACCATCAGGTTTCTCAGCATCCCAATTAAAAACAGGATGTTCATAAGCAATCGGATTTCCCTCCATAGAAATTTTTGCCCACATTCCTTCACAAACCTCAAAATCAGCATGACCAGAAACTGATTAAACAGTGACTGGATGCCGATTCATAAACTATTGAGCTTTAACAGTGAGAGGCTTAACCCATTGAGATCGCGAAATAACAACGACACCTTCTGGAACTCCAAACGTATTTTTAGGTAGGTCGTATGATGTCTCATATTGTGGATAGGCATTAAAACAAGCAAAGCCAACAAGGGCTTTGCCCGAAGCAACTTATGTAACTATGGTCTCAAAAACACCAGGGTAATAAATAGAGTCAACTGATGACACAGCAATAGGCAATGGTGTAACAACATCAGCTTTTAAAATAGTTCGTTCATTCAATGGAGCACAAATCTCATAATGTTACTGAGAGAACTAACCATCGACCAAAGCTTAACAAGCACAATATTTTGCTTTAACTTCAGTCATTTCACTCTAAGTGCGCCACGTTATATGTCGGAGGCTATCTCGTCCATCTAAAACTGGACATGCTGAGATAACTTTCTCACGACGATAAATTGCATGTCTTTGCGCATTCCCTCCAATATCTGTCAAAAAGAATCTAGGCGTCCAATAGGGAGGTAAACCTCCTTCAAAAACTTTTGAATTATCACGGGGTGAACACCTATAACTTTCAATAACTTCCTCAAAATGTTATCTATAAAAAGCACCAACTGGATGTGGATGAGGAGATTTAAGTGGCTTAAACTGAAGACGTTCACCCAAGTAAGCGAACTCTCTTTACAAGAGCGTCTTGGCATCTTCAGAAAGATATTATTTGAAAGTCAACTGATTCATATAATTATTTGTCCAGAGATCAGGTATTTTTGGTTTCTTATCTTATACTTTATTGTTTTCTTTATTTTCTTCTAAATTTTGATTTTTATTTTTATATGACTTCGAAACAGAGATATTTTGTTATTTATTTCCGTT